GGATAATCAGTTGTATCCCATCAATATGTTTAACTTATCCAGCGTTTCCATCAAGGTAATGTTTAAACACAAGGATGCCAAATAAAAATGGATTTGATTCAAATATCTCAAAAATTCCTTTTCTAAAGGAAATTTTGGAATATCTCCGCCACTTTTTTTCGGTGTATTAATTATAATAGAAGATGAGTGCCGACATTGAGAAGTTAGCCGTATTTGATTCTCGCATCGTCCAGAGTCGCCCGAAGTATGCTGTGGAGAAGGGTGCTTTATCTCTAACGAATGCTCCCTTCAATGCCATCGCCGCCACCCAGTCCCAGCACACTTACAACATCTATGTTCCTTCTGAGAATGTGTATGTTGATAGGGCAGTTGAGTGGAGCAGTGTTGTGTATATGACGATGAATGCCGTCCTCCAGCAACAGCCTCCCCAGACCACGCCCATCGCCCAGTGGGGTCGTGATTGTGCCTTGTGTGCGTTCCCTCTCAACTCCCTTTGCTCTACCCTTACGGCAACGATTAACGACACCACAAGCGTTATTAACTCCCAAGATGTGCTGAAGGAGGTTCTGCGTCTAACTGATTACAAGAAGAATCGTCTCCAGCGGACTTGCCCGACAATGTTAGACAAGTATGCGAATTACAACGATTGTGCTGGTGCGGTAAATAACCCTCTTGCTGGTTTTGAGTCTGCCACTGACTTCTCTGAAGTCCCCAACGGTGCTTTCCTCAATGTAATTTACACTGACCCCCAAGGTAATCCCCTTCCCGCTCCTTCTGCCCCCGTTGGTGGTGTTGCTCCCCCAGCCTATGCTGGTGCGAACTATATCTCACTCAACGGCAGTCCTTGCGTCCCCTTTGATTTCTTAGCGACTTCTACTTACCCGGCTGGTTCTCTTGTAGTGTCTGCGGGTCAGATTTGGTCTGCCGTTGCTCCAGTTGTAGGTGTAGCCCCAGCCGCTCCCGCTTGGACTTCCCTTGGCAATGTTGCTGGTGTGACATACCCTCTCTATTTCCGCTGGGGTTCTACTGAGAAACTTGTGCTTTCTCCTTTTGTATTCAGTGATTGCCACGAATGGGACACTGGTCTCTTTGGCATCAATAACATCCAGTTAATTATGAATCTCCAAGCCCCCACACGCCTTGTTCGTAGCACTACGAAGTTTGGGTGTGCCATTTCCGGCGTTCAGTATAACGCAACTTCTTCTTCTGGCTCATTTGCGAATTCTCGTGTAAATTGCCAATTTTTAACTCCGTCATTAGATGTGCCTTTGCCGCCAAAAAGTGTAGTTCCCTATATGGAATTCCCACGATACATTACAGCATACCAAGGCGGTCCAATTCCCGCTGGTGCGACAGCACAAATACAGTCGCAGACTATCACACTTCCTCAGATTCCCGATTTATTCATTATATATGTGAAGCCCAATCCCGCTTCTCTCCAAAGCACACAAGGTGATTTCTATTTCCCCGTTGCGACATCTGCTGACAATGTCACTGCTCCTCTAACAATTAACTTTGACAACTTCTCCGGTTTGCTGTCATCCCAGACGGCAGAACAGTTATATGCTATGTCAGTTAAAAATGGTCTGGATATGGACTGGAACACTTGGGTTGGTGAGGCTCATATGGGTTCTGCTCTCCAGCAAGGCTCTCTTGGCGGGTCCAGCCAGAACTTTGGTGGTGGTGCGTGTGGTCGTGTGCCTCTTGTTGGTGGGCTTCTTGTTCTCAAGCCCTCCCAAGATATAACACTTCAGACAGGACAAGCCCCCTCCCTTGTAGGAAATTTTACCTTCCAGTTTAACCTCCAGATTAAGAATACTTCCGCCGTCGCTCAGTCTGGCGTTCAGTTATTCGTAATTACTGCCAACAGCGGGTTCTTTGAATCCATCCGTGGCTCTTCCCGTATCATCAAGGGCGTTCTTTCCGAGCAGGACATCATCTCTGCTCCTCTTGCTCCTCACGGCACAAGGGATATGTTGGCTCGTTATGTGGGAGGTGCTGGTATGTTCGGCAGTCTTGCCAATGTTCTCTCCAAGGCAAAGGACATTTACAATCAGACAAAGCCCGTTGTATCTGCCGTCAGAGGTATGCTTCCCGATTCTGGTATGATGGGGCAAGTAAAGGGTGCTTTGGGTTCAGTAGGCTACGGCACTGGTGCTGGAACTGGGGCTGGAACTGGGGCTGGAACGGGTGCTGGAACTGGGGCTGGTCGTCAGCGTCGTGGTCTGTCTGCCCGGCTAATGTAAAAATTAGAATCGGCTTTTTTGTCAAAATAATCAATACGGCGAATTTTTTTCGGTGTATTAATTATAATAGAAGATGGCATCCGTTGTGTTAGACAATTCGCAGTTCTCTTCTGCTCCTAACCAGAATGTGCTTGTCGCTGATGGTCTCAAACTTGGTGGTGCTGGTCTAACTCTTGCTGGTGGTATTACCAGTGGTGGGGCTATTAACGCACAAGAGGTTAATGCGTATTGGAATCCCACGAATCCTAACATTCTTCAGAACACCCTCAACACAAACGGTGGAGGCACTGACCGTGTAATGGGAAATGCCGTTGGTTCTACGACAACTGACAACGCTTATTACACGAACGCCCAGCAGGTAAATTACCAGTGTCCCACTTGGAATGCCACCTATAATTACGCTGGAGTCCATAACGCTGTTCTTATCGTGTATGGCACGAATACTTCCGCCGCTGGTGTATATCCCAACAACATCTTCTTTGCTGATGATGCCGCCCCCACTCCTCCGGTCGTAGGCGTTCCTCCTACTCCTACTCCAGCCCCTTATCCAGTAAGCCCCGCTGTAAATCCGGGCTGGGTTCTTGCTAAGGATGCCGCATTCTTTGGTGGTGCCGCAGTGGTAAATGGCACTGGCTTTATGGAACTATTAGAGACAAGAATTAACGGCACATCCCCCGCAGTCACTACCTTCTTCGGTGGTGGGGGTCAGTCCATTGGTGCCGCCGTTCCTCGTGGCGTAACTATCCAAGAGGCTGATATTTCCACCATCACTGGCAACAACGGTGCTTTACTGGATGTTGCTGGTCTGGCAAGATGTGATGGTCTATTTATTCACGACACCGACCAGAATCTTTCTCCCGCTTCCAGTGCTAATGCCAATTTTAGCGGCGCACCCAATGCTTTCCAGTTTGGTAATAACTATGTTTGGTCTCCTACAGGACCCGGTGCTACGACATATCACTGGGATGTGAATGTGACCCCCGGTGTAGCGGGTCAGATTACACTCAGTGGTGGTGCCGCTCAGACGGCTTTTGACCCTCAGTGTATTATGATGGTGACCCGTAAATTCGTAACTGGTGCTACGACTGCCATTGGCAACATTTGCGTTGATTCAAAAACAGCCACGACAATTGTTATTTCCAGCCGTGCTTCTGCCGACCAGTCTATTGTCGCCGCCGATGTGGGGCAGATTGAGTGGATTTGCTTCAATCCCAACTGGACGACTTAATTACCGCCAAATTAAAATATTTTCTTATTGTAAGAATATGAGCGATATACTCCCTCACATTGCTACAATTAAAACTTGTGTTGAACTTCCGGCTAAGACTCTAAAAGGCTGGACTATGTTTGGAAGTTGTGTTAAAACTCTACAACTATGCCCTCATCTTAGACGGGAATCTGATTGTGATGTTTGTAAATACCCTATAATTACTGGCTCATTACCCAATAAGGATGAATGCCCTCATCATAGCAGTAAGTTTCTGTGTGGCATTTGTTCTACCACAACACCTTCAATGCCAGATTGTTCGGTGAAAACGGGTCTTTCTGCCAATCTCCCTTTATCTTTGAATGCGACTTCTGAAACACATTCTGTTTCATTGACGCAGTCCCTTGAGGGGCTTTCTTTGTCTTCTCCAGATGAGACCAAATCAGATGGTCGCCATACCCAACCCGTCCAAAGAGAACCATCTTTCCGTCTTCGTTAGGCATTGCTAATTTATGAACGCCATCTGAAGCAAATCCTAATAGTTTTGCTCCATTACCATAACCGGCATCTTTTGCTTTCTTCTGTGCTTTTTTCAAATACACTGAAGGACTCAGCCCGATTTTGTTTAGTTGAGCCATAAATTTGGGGTGTCCGCCACCTACAAACTGATTCAATCTATGCCCTTGTAAATAATCATAAGCCGTTCCAGCATACGGCACATATTTAGCGACGGTATTCAGCACATCACGCTGGGCTGGACGCACTTCTGGCGTTTTAGTTAAGAAAGGTTTTGCTAAATTATACAAGGGGTCATTCTCAGCAAATATACGCTCATTTTGTATATCTTGATTATTGAAATTCTTGGGCTGTATTGCCGGATTATATGAAACGCCGGACTTAATTAGACCCATTTGTAGAAAGCCATCTAACATAGCACCACCCAGTGAATGCCCCGCTCCGTAATATGTGTATTGGCTTGGTGGATACTTGGATTGAATCATTCGCAACTCTTTCAAATCATCTTGGAAGCGTTGGCTATTCTCTAATTGATTCATTGCTATTCTGGCATTAGCGTCCGTCCAATCGGCTTGTGTTTGTGTTCCACGAATACCAACAAGAATTACATTACCTTTCATATAAAATTTAATAGTAGGTGTTGAATGAATTAATTCAAATCCACCAATATTCTGCTGAGGTGGATTTTTATATGACTGCTGTGCCACTTGCTGAAAAACCGTGCGTGGTGGCTTATCACCCGTTCCCGCTGGTTGCTGGGTTTGTGCTGGTGCTTGTGCTGGTGTGCTACTAAAAGCCCTACGAATTGTCTGGACTGGGGTCGTAAATACATCATACCAAGCCCCACCACGCAAATCGTTGTCGTGTTTTGGATTACCGTCTAAGAAACTATAGACTCGTGCCATCGCCCACTGTTCTTTGGATAGTTTTTTTTTCATTGGAGCATTCACACCTTTTACATAAGAACCCTTCAACCGAACAGATGTGGGATTGGTTTTATAAGCACCAATACCTCTATCATATACTTCTTGTAGTTTCTTAATGGGAACGGATGATATTTTAGCCAACTCTTTTAAACTATAGGGCTTATCTTCTAATTTATTTGCTTTTAAGAAATCCGTGCGATGTGTTCCGCCTTCCTTTCGCATTGCTAAATACAAAACCCTCATTTGGGCTTCTGCCCGTTCCTTCGGGATGGGTTCTTCTGAGTGTTTCTTTCCAGTCTCTGTGCTTACTACCCAGTATAAATCACGATTCGGTGCTTTCCTTAATTTGTAAGGCATTCTATATACACAGTAGATATTTTTCAAAATAAAAAGGTAGGTTTTCACAACTACTGCCAAACTCTTTCAAAGAAGTTGCCAAAAGTTGAATTGGATTTTAACCTTTCATATAGAGTCAAAAAGGATGCCTTCCATTATCAACAATGACAATGCGAACGACACGATGCTCCAAGCGACCTACCCAGAGTTCTATGACCTCATTAACAACCACCGCTCTTGGATGCTATACCAAGAATTCCATCGCTCAATGACCTACGGCTACACTGAGGAGGAGAGCCAACGCCGTCCTACTGATATGGTTCTCAAAGAGTATGAGAAGGAAAAGAAGAAGTTAATAAAACTCCTTCAACCCTATAAGGATATTTGTAAGCAACCGGGCGTGGTGCTTCATAGGCTTCATTGGGATGCTTGGATGAATCGCAACCGTAATCAGTAGAGTATAATACTCTTAATATTTTTTAACCAATGTTTGTGAAGGCTGTGAAGGTTGTGAAGGTTGTGAAGGTTGTGAAGCCTTTTCCGCCAACTTTGGGACTTGGTGGATTTCACCCCTCTCTTAGGGAAACTTGGCGAAAAAGCCTTCACAACCTTCACAATAAAGGTTAAACCTTCACAGACTTTCATATCCTTATCACATAGGTTTGAATTCAGTCAGCCTTTCAATGGGAATATAATACACGCTCTGGACTGAATTGTAGCAATCGCTTCTTTCTCCTCTATAGTAATGGTCGCTACGCTGGAAGGTATTGAATAAAGAATCATTATATTTTATGTAATAGATTCCATCTGAATAACAAAA